TTTAATCGTGCCATTATTAATGGCTGTTACGGCTGCGCTAATAACATCTTGTGTTGAAAAAGTTGCCGGTTGTTTTGTCACCGTACTGCCAGAACCTGTTACTACGGATTGCGCTGTTACGTCTGTCGGCTTGACAGAGGTGACAATAGAGCCTGAGTTTGTTAATTGTCCACTAGGACTTGCAGTTACTTTGGTTACAGCACCTGAGTCTGCTGTGACCGTACCGCCCGGAATTACTTGTTGGTTACCTATATTAACGACACTTGGTTTACCATCCGCGCCAATAACTAGCGCTGTTTTTGTCGTAGGATCAACAGAGTAAACATACGCGCCTTGCGTTGTAGCACCCTTTGATTGCTGAGTCAGGTTTGTGACTTCATTCCCTGATAGTGATATAACTTCCCCGACTTGAACATTGTCGTTTTGATCAAGCTGAATGACCTCTGTTTGTCCGGTTGGCGTGACAATTAAAGCTGTGAAATCTGTCGGGTTGATAGACTGAACCGTGCCAATTTGGCTGCGATTTATTTGATCTAGGACAGCTTTTTGCGATGCGTTTAAATTATTTGGCGTGATAACAGAAACTTGCACTGTTGGGGCTTGCGCCCCTGATGCATAAGTCATTAATTTATCGGAAATACTGTTAGCCAAGGTTAAAGCTGCTGTAGTCTTACCGCCAATCAAAGCCCCGGCTGTTCCTTTTTGTGCTGCACCAAGCATAATAGAATCAGCCTGTTCTCTTGAAATCTCAGCTACAGCCTGAGCGAATGTAATTCCTTTCTCCGCTGAAATCTGCTTGGCTAACCTAACAGCTTGGTCTAAACCTTCGATGGAATACTCTTCGACAAACTCTTCCCCGCCCCCAGCTACCGTTTTGTAGACTATGTTATTAAACAGCTTTCCTTTACCCCCGGGTAAAAACGAAGTGGCAAGCGTAACGCCAGCGGATATAGCCCCTGACGGTTTAATCATCTCTAGCAGTTGCTCATGAGTAGCTGTCGGATTTTTAGCTTTGGCATCGTTGTATGCTTGGTCTAGCTGTAAGCCAGCAGATTCACCGACGTTCAGTAAAACGTCAGTGGCACCTGTTGCAAAGGATGAATATTTAGCTAGTGCCGGACCAAGTTTGGTCAACAAAGCACCCGTCCCGCCAGACGCGAGAATGACAGGTATTTCTTGTACCGCCTCAATACCAACAAGATAAGCTAATGCCCCGGGGTTTTTTGTTACCGCATCCCATACTGCACCAGCAAGTTCTTCTTTGTTTTTTGCGTTAGAAAACCGTGACAAAAGTTCATTGCTTGATTCAAGTAATTGTTGGGGAGTTAAAGACTCCCCCGCTTGTTGTAACTTCCTGCCAATCTCTAAAGCCAAATTGTTTTCTGTGCCAGTGAGTTGGCGCTGAATAGCACCGCCAGCCGAAGAAAGCTCGCCTAATGCTTGCAGCACCGTACCGCCAACGGTGCCAGCAACATTCCCAAATGATGTTTGATAAAGACTACCCGCTTTGGGAACATAAGCTGCTTGAGGGTTAAGCTCTTGAACCGATACATCAGGATTAGCCGCCCAACGATATAGGAATGCTTGATAGTCCTGAACAGTCTTTCCGGGGTTGTTTGTAAACCATCTAGCTTCTAGTTGGCTAAGTGAAAGATTCTTAGCGGTGGCTGCATCAATTTGAGACTTGCCTTGCACAAAGTCAGACTTAATTAAATTAGTAGCTATTTGTGAGTAAGGTTTACCTGTTTGCGGGTCTATCCTTGCATCAGAAAGCATTCTGTCAACAAGCTCACCTCTGGTAACGGGTGTGTCTGCTGATGTGTCAATAAACTTACCAGCCTTATCATAGTAGCCTTGACTGAGCATGTTTCCGTTACCATCAAACTGATAACGAATACCGTTGTAAACAATCACACCCCTGTTAGCATCATTGTATTGCTCATAAGTTGTCGTATCGGCGCTTGATGCAGGGAGTTCTGATTTTACAATTTGCGCTGTTTGAGACTCAGAATTAGCAGACAGCATCTCATTAAACTGAGATACCGTCATACCCGTCTTTTGGAAAAACTCAAGCGGTGTTAAGTCTCTTGCATACTCTTGGTTAGCTTCTAAGAAAGCAGCCCTATCTTGCGGCGTCATAGCTTTAACGGCTGACTCCTGAACGACAGTATTCAAACTGTTTGATAGCAAATCTTTGTTTGCATTGACAAAGTTTATTAAAGCCGTTGGATTGTTCATCAAGGCTTCTATATTTTTACCCTGACTCAGTGCCGTTTGAGTCATCAAGTTAGCAACTTGAGATGCAGCCGCTGGATTAGTTACATACCCGCCTTCTTGCAGAATGCCTGACAATTGTTGAGACGCAACATCCTGCACCGTCATGGTGGCAAATTTGGTTAGAAAATTTGCAGGGTCTTGTGCCGCCATTAGCATATTGGTAGCAATTTTACCTATAGCCGGATCTACCCCAACCATTTGCGATAATTGAGGCACACCAAATTGAATGGCGTTTGATACTAAAATCTTTGAGGGATCTGCCCCTGCTGCTATTTGTTGGGAAGAATTAACGATTGCTTTTGCCCCGGCTTGAGCCATAGCTGGACTTAAAGCAAAGCTTGTTTGTAGGTATTCAGCAAGCGGTCCCAAAAATGGGGTCATTAATATACCGAAAGCCGGTGACGTTAAAAACTCTTTTAGGGCGGGTCCACTTCTCTGACCATACGTTGTATCAACGTCTACGATCTTCCCCGACTTATCAACGGTTACGGTTTGACCGACTAAGGTTCCTTTATTACCTATGTCATATTGATTGACTACGGTGTAATAGTTACCTGTATCTTGATAGACTGGGTTGCCTTCACTATCGTTACCAACAAACTTTCTTTCCGGATACCAGTTGCTCGGATTGGCGACGTAATCTGACCCCTCTCCACTTTGGTAAATAGGATTCAAAGCCTTTTGAAGCTCGGTCAACTGTCCGCTATCAATATATTTACCGACCATGTTGGTGCCGGTTTTATTTAGAACAGAAACGATGCCGCTTTTATTGGCGGCATTAGAACTATCTTTGTTGATACTTAAATCAAGAGTGACTATTCCAGCCGCTTGACGCTGTTGCTCATATAGCCTATTGGCGTCTGCAACTATGCTTTGCACAAGCTCCGGCTTGACATTTAACTCTTTAACGCCAAGATTAGTAATACTTTCAACGGTTTCACCGTTTTTTAGCCGACCTAGCGCAGCTTGAACAATGTCTTCTCTAGGATAGGGTAATTGTTGTTGCTGAGAATTATTCTGGACAGTGGTGTTTAAATTGTCCAGTGATATCTGTTCTTGCTCTTCAAGAGTTGGCTTAAGAGATCTTTCCGCTGAACGGGTCTGCTCCCGAGCTAACTCGTTATCTACCGCCACTTCAGTTGGTGGCTGATAACCATTGTTAAGCATCCAGTTAATGGATGCGCTATCAACACCAGCGGCACGAAGTTCATCAACTGTAGTCCCAGCAGCAGTAAAACGCCGGATTTTTTCTCCGGCGTCTTGTTGGAACCAATTGTCATCAAATACAGGAAGCGCCACGGATCACCTTAGCAGGAACCGCCTCTGTTCATCTTAACCATTGTGCCTTTGGTCTTGCCTTTCATGGCTACGCCATCTTTAGATGGGGCAGCAGTCTTCACTGCACCCATCTTCGATGCACCCATATATCCACCTTTCTTCATGCCCTTCATCTCGGCCATTTCATGTTTGACCATAGACTTAGGTGCGCCTTTGGCTTTCATGAAGGCAACTTCTTTCTTGACCATTGCTTTGGGTTCTCCACCCATCTTGTAACCTTTCATGGCTTTTTGCTCCGATATGCCAATTGCTATGGCTTGTTTGGGATTAGTAACTTTCTGGCCCGAGGAGGACTTTAACTTGCCCTCCTTGAACTCACGCATGACTTTGCCGATCTTATCCATTAGATGTACTTCCCTCTAGTCTTACCACGCATGGCAATACCATCGGCACGTTTAGAAGCAGAGCCAACTGAGCCGCCAGACTTATAGGCTTTAACTCTGCCACCTTTACGCATGTAATCTGAACCCATACGCATTTCATCCAACTCATCTCTGGTTGGGCGTCTTGCACCGGGATCTTTACCGCCACCGCGTGGAGGTCTTACAGGAGCGGGAGGAGTAATAACACCCTCACCTCTTTGGTTCTGCATCAACATGCGTTTATTGCGTTCGGCAAACGGTGCTGCTGGAGGTGTGATAACGCCTTCACCCCTTTGATTCTGGAGCATACTGCGCTTACCAGCGTACTGAACTGGACCCATGTCCTTGGTTAAGTTCTCACTTACGTTCTTAGAGCGACCTAATAAACCAGCAGCAGCGGGTGCTTCTTTTGCTGCCATTCTTCCGGCTAAAGCCGCGCCCAATGCCTTTACACCTCTAAGAGCAGGTCCGCCCATAAGGTTAGCTTCTGGGTTAACACGCTCTAAAGGCTTGTCTTCTCTTTGCAGTCGCTCAAGATTCCTACGGCCTTGATCTTCTGCAAACTTCCTACGGCCTTCTTCAATTTGTTCCGCAGTTGGCCCTGCCATCGTACCTCTACCGCCGCCAGAAACTGGCCTTGCAGGGGCTACAGGTGCCGCTGGTTTTACAGGTGGCTTCCCAGAAGCTACAGGCTTTCTACCGCCCATGCTGGGAGCATAATCCAATCCCGACTGAACATCATATTCGGAACGAACAGGTGTTACTGTACTTGGAACAGGGGCAGGGCGTGGCGGTTTTTGATTAGGCGGGATTTTTATATCATCGTCTAAATAGCCAACAGGTCCGCTTTGACGCTGTCTAGTACTACCAGACATAATAGCTTCGCCGCTAGAATCACGGACAATCTCCCCGCTACTATCTCTTAGCGGTTCCCGATCAATATCGGGCATAGCACCGCCTTCTTGGTAACGTCTGACTTTGCGCTTTTTCATTTCATCACCACCATCGTGCCTTTGGTTTTACCACGCTGGGCGCATCCATCTGCTGCACGGACATAGCCGCCGTTCTTAAACATCTTGCCAAGATTAGGACGCTTATCTAACTTACGCAGCTTTTCGTCTTCAGCTTCTTGCTGCATAGCACCCTTCTCTTTCATGGTCGGGACCAGATCGTAGTTAGGATTGTAAATAGAATCGCCGTGATAGCCACGGCCTTGACGGGGGTCATCTTTGTTCATTCGGGCCATCACTGTTTTCCTTTCGCAAGGGCATCAATTTTTGCTTCAAGCCTTGTAAAACCTGAATCAAATCGTTCCATAATTTTTTCAAAGTCCTGCTTAACTTCTGCACGGGTGATGTACTCACGGGCAATTTCCTCCCGAGTTCTATTCAGAAGGATCTGGATACGTTTCTGTTCATCAGAAGCTTGCTTCACCATGAACATCACCAGCCCCACTAAAAAAGAAGTGATTAGATTCCAAACTAGCGTACCCGTTTCCATTTAGCATTGCTCCGCCTTAACTTTATAAGCATCCCATTCAGGAGCGTCCGACGAAGCATAAAGGTATTGTGCCGCAAACTCTAACAACATTGGGTCATCACGAAAATGCCCCAATCCTCTATTGCAATGATTGCAAAGCATACCTCTTACTTCACCAGTTAAATGGTCATGGTCTACAACTAATGGGCAATTATCTCCGCAAATAACACATTGCGTAACCGTAGCTTTAATATCTGCCAAAGCTTCATCTGTAATTACATTACGGAATTTACCTCGGCAAATACCATTACGATAAGCAGAACGGCATGAACGACACCAACTATCTAAACCATTACGCTTTTTGTTGTGCGGAGGAAAAAACTCAGTTGTTTCTGGCTTTTCCTCTTTGCAACGTGTGCAAGCTAACATTTCCATGCCTTTAAGGATAATGCCTTGCGCGTTGGACGGCCTTTTTCGTCTTTCATTGGCCCGGGCATCCCACTCATCCTTGCACAAAAAGACTTTCGGCGCTTTGCATCTTTTTCTGTTTTAGGATTTGGTGCAGGAGGTTTTAAACCCGGCTTTCCGGGATTAGCTGCATTGTAAGAAGCCCGACCCTTAGCGTTTAAACCACCTTTCGGGTTTTTACCTTCGGCACGTTGCCATGCAGGAGTCTTAGCCATAAAACGCTACCGCCGCCACCCCTGCGCTATTGGTTAGCACAAGACTTGTTTGAACAAGAACGCCTTCCCCGGGGAGCAAAACATAATTAGACTCTGCTCCCCCAATGGTTAGCGTAAACAGGGTAGTTGCGTTATCTTTGACAGCTATGGTTGACTGTGCAGTAGCGCTATACCAAATACCTTTGAGACGTGTTCGTCCGTTAAAGGCTGTGGTTGAAGTGCTTGCCGCACAGGTTGCACCTTTTACGTCGGTTTGCATCGCCATGATGCACTCCTATTAGGACGTTGCAAATGGAGTTGCTACCGTGCCAGAACCTACAGCTACGCCAGTAACCATGTATTTCAATGCTGCTATCGCAACGATCTGAACCCATGTTCCAGCAACACCGCCAGTGGTTGTGCCGTTGAAATTGATGAAGTCATCGTTTGCACCTGCACCAAAGCCACGGGTTGCATCGGTTGTATCGCTGTCTATTGATAAAACATAGCCGACAAACCGGTCTGTGCCGTCAGTACCAATTTTCAACGAAGATGTGGAGATGGTGGTCGGAACCCAGATGGTGTAGGTAACACCTTCGTTGTTCGCTGTATTGGGATCATTGCCCGGACCCGATGACGAAGCATTGGCCGAGGTGTTAATCGTGGGAAGTGTGAGAACCACGTTAGCTGCAAGCGAGCCACCGACCGAAATAATCCTGCCACCGTGGGCAAGTGGGGTAAGCGTCGTGCTTGCTGTGATTTCTACGATGGTGGACGGACCTTGCTGATAGATGCCGCCCAGTGAACGGATAGGACCGTCAAAGGTAGTAATTGCCATAATAACTCCGCGTTGTAGCGCATCCTCATACCGTCTCTACAAAGTCTGCTAGGTCAGTCGGTATGAGTAAGAACCCTAGTAACTGGTTTGTATCAGTTTAAACGCTAAGAGTCAATTAGCTTATTAGACTTTAAGAGGTTTTCCTCTTGCGTGATTACACGCAAGTTCCACGGGACGTGTAGGCCGCATACGTTTTCCCCAAACAATGGTATCTCGTGATCTACCGCATATTTAATTCCAGTAGCCTTACTCATTTCCAAGGCCAGTCGATACTTCAGACGTATTTCCATGCGTTGCTTTTCATCCAACCATTTGGGAGTTGCTTGCCTGAATCGACGACGACGCGCATTAACCAGTTCTTTGTATAGCTCTGGGTTTGCCTTTTTGTGCTTATTCCTTGACCTTCGCCTTTCTTCGGTTGATCTGTTGGCTGCTTTAGCAATAACCTCATCCTTGTTTGCTTCGTAGTACTTGCGTTTGGCCTTCTGTCCGGCTTCTGATTTGTTGTACTCGCGGAAGTAATCTGCCCTAGTGGTATTGGCTTTTCCCCATTCAACCTTCAAACATTCAACGCATGAGCCTTTTGTTTTGCGAGGTGCTATGTGTCCGTGCTTGCAAGGTTCGCCTGTGAAGTAATACTTGGCCCCTGAGTTTTGGGCTTCTTTACGGGTTTTAGGTAGGTTTGTAGTGTCCATTTCTTTCTCCTGTCTTTGACACAGAGAATTATAGGACAAACAAAAGGGGGCCGCAACCCCCTTCTGTTGTTTACAAAGAGCTTGCTGTTATGCGCCCTGGCTACCAAAAATCCCTAGTGGATCCGATACGCCAAAAGAATAACGCTCACGGGCTTTGTAACGCACGTTCCCCGTGTCAAAGTCACCGTCCATTCCAGTACTCATCGGCGTCCGCACAAAGTGCTTCAATCCGTTGGGTACGTCGGTGGTCAGGAACCAGCCGTTGGTATCAGTCAACCAGTGGTTGATCGTGAAACCCTCGGGGATTGAACCGTTGTTCTTCAATGCGTTGATGTCGTTGTTGTTGGTACCGACACGAAGTTCGGTTTCCAACAGACGGGTTGCAACGAACTGAAGATTGGAAGGAACAATCAACTTGCGGGGACGTGCTGCAATCAACAGATCACGTTCATCTGTCCATGCTGCGATCTGAATCACTGCGTTTTCCAACGAAGTCTCATTCAAGTCAGCTTGGGTAGAAGGCGTGTTGCTGTTGGTGCCACCAGAAACAAGAGGATGTGCGGTAGAGAACAGGGGCTGACCATCACCGTAAGTTACGCTTGATGCCCATCCATTGTTCAACACGGCTGCTGCCTTGACCTGCTTGGTGTACGCCATAGAACGTGCAAGTGCTTTGGTATAACGTGACGACAAAGAATCGTACAGGTTATCTTCAATCGCCTCTTCGGTGATTGAAAAGCCCATTGCAATGGTTTCATGGGTGTACCGTGCAGTCCATGCTTCTTGTGCGTTGTCGTACCGAATCGCTGAACCTTCGTTCTTGACTGGTGCGGCACTAAAGCCTGACAGCTTGGTTTCCTCTTCAAAAGAACGCTCGGAGGTCTCGGTTTCGTAGATCTCTTTGTGTTCTTCACCATAGCGAGCGTACTCAAGACCAAACAGTGCGTTCAGTCCGGGGAGTAGCTCTTTCAGTAGTTGTGCGCGTGAAATAGCCATTTATGTTCCCCTTACAGACCAACTGGGTTGTTGTACGCATGACCACCCGTCACCACGCCAGTTGCCTGCACAACATACGGTGCATTGAACTTAACAATGATTTCTGGGAAGTAGATCGTGCTGCTATACGTGAATGCCGTATCGGGCACCACATCAATGATTCGCAACGGCAAAGTCTGTGTCGTTGCACCGGTTGCAATATCTACTGCATAACGGCTATCTTTGGTTGTGGTATTCAGCGTATTGGCAACCATAGCAACGTTTAAACCAATGTCTGTGTATTGGAAACCAGACGTGGTTGAAACAACGGTAGTGCCACTCACGCCGCAGACTTGGAACAACTGATCTGGGTCTTCACAGATGTAAGCAATGATGTAGGTATTGCTTGCTACTGCGGTGCCAGAGATCCATGCTTGCGAAAACGTGGGCTGACCGGTTACGGAAGAAACAAACGTACAGCCCATGAACACACCGGCAAAACCAGTAGTCGGGGCGGCAGTTGTTTCGGTACAAACAACAACGCAACCGTTGTTGTCAAACTTCACAGGGTCACCAAAACCAATGCTGCTAGCGCTAGAGTTTACAATCCGGCGCTGGCGAGTGGCTCCGGCAAACACCTGACCGCCGATCAGATTGATCGGACGCAGACCATATGGGCCTGAAATCGTCGGGTAAGCCATGCTTAACTCCTAATGTTTAACGGAAGGATTTGACCTCCGAACGGCTCTGATTAAACAGAGGCATTCTCGGATCGTTCTCACGCATGAAGTTGCTATTGACCGCATTCATGTAATCGTTGCCTTGCTTCTGATAATAAGCATTGCGTTGATCAACCATCTCTTGCGGTGCGCGGCACAACATCACGCCACCTGTTTCAATGTTTCCAGACTTGTCTTTCACTAATGGCATCTTGGCTGCAATCTCGGGGTACTCTTCCCACTTACATGCCTCAAAGCCATCTTGATAGCGAACACTGACATTCCGGTCGTCGGCTTGTCCTAAGATTGATACACGCACCCAACGATGTTTCCAGCCCGGACGCGGATCTGGATCAGGCAACAAACTCGGTGGTCTCCACGTCGTAGGACGTTGAGTCGCTTCACGGGTTGTATGCTCACGGCTAATTTTCTCAACCATTTTTCTGCTCCAGTTCCAGCATATGCTGGTAGTAAAGTTCGGGTTTAATGCCCAACCTTTTTGCGACTTCCAACTGCGATTTGCGAAGCTTTATTTGTTTCGGTGGGGAGCTTCGTTGCACGGGTGCAACCACCGATGCAGGACGTTTTCGGGGTACGTCTTCGGCGTCGTCCTGATCACCGAAGTACTCCGGAAACTTCTGACGTACTCTGTCATTTATTTTCCGGTAATACTCGTCTGTCTTTGCGTATTCGTTCCCATACTCACGGGTGAGCTTGTTGTGAACGGCAACTGCAACGGCAGTCATTTCTTCATGCAACTCATTATCTACATCGCCAAACCACGGATTATCTTTCTTCCATGATTCAGCTTTGCGGTCACGAGTTGACTCAACAGGCGGAGTGTAAACAGGCTTTTCGGTTTGAGTCAACTCTGTCTGTGGTTTAAACGACCTCATACGTTCTTGTTTAAACGTAATTCGGTTTAATTTATCCTGTGCCTCAACAATTTTTTCGGCATCACCCGTCTCTAAGGCTTCTTTAAACTCTCGTTTAGCAGTCAATAATTCTGCGTCTGCTGCCGTTTGCGCCGTCTGAATCAGTGATTTTTCGCTATTACTTATGCGCTCTTGGAGTTTTTTGTTTTCATCAGCGACTCTAGCCGCATAAGCGATGGCCTCTTCTCGCTCACGCAAGGCAGTTTCTTTTGCCCGACGTTCATCGTGGTAGCCGTGTTTTAAGTGTTTGATCCTTTGTTGAACGTCATCTGAGTATTTGGATATCTCATCATCTGGGATATCTGGGTTTTTAATAGGCGTCCTACCCCGGTCCTCTGGTGGCGTATCGTCCTCAATCTCAATCTGTACTTCTTGATTTTCTTCGCTCATATAAACTCCTAAGCTCTGGTAATCCCACGGGGATCTTGCACAACAGCTTCTACTGAGTCGTCGTTAATCAAACGAAACTCTCTGCCGTGAATTTTGAATCGGGTGCCTGAATAAGCGCGGACCATAATAAAGTCGCCTTCTTTGCACCACGGGCCATTTGGGAATCGGGTTTTATCCAAGTAACAGTCCGGCCCCATCTTGATGACAAACAAAATGACGGTGCTAAACTCTTCAATCTTCTGAAGACTGTCTGGTTTTAAAAGGCCGTTCTCAAACTTGTCTTCCACTTCGGGGATTGCACATAGCATCCGATACCCCTGCGGGTCTGGCAGTTGCTTGGCTTTTTCCTCTGGGAACGCTTGTACCTCTTCACTCATCCTCAATCCTTTCTGCAAGGTCTTTGATAATTTCGTTTGCAGTCAAAAGACCTTGGATCTGACCGCAAACGTGTTTGTACTCATCAAAAGACCTGATGCTTCCTTGCGAAAGCGTCTCTGATAAGTACTTGACTTGCTTAAGTATTTCTAAATTCAGTGCGTCGGCAAATGTCATGGCATCCTCTGGGCGTCAGCAGCCTTTTCCAATAACTTCGCTTGTATCTGGGCTGAGGCAATTCTTTCTTGTGCCTCAATCCTCTCCCGCTCGCGGGTGTCTTTGTTTTGTTCGGCTTGTGTTCGTAACTGAATATCAGCCTGTGTCTTTTGCTGTTTCAGTTGTAACTCACCCTGTTTAAGCTGAAGTTCCATCTGTTGTTGCTGGAAGATAGGATCTTGCTGTTGCTGCTGGGCTTGTTGTTGTTGAGCCTGTGCCATGTGTTTTTGAAGTAGTTGCTGGGAAGCTTTAGCAACTAAACGTGATAACTCCACTTCCATACTCTGCGGCAACGGCTCACCCGGCGGGGGTAATGGAACCCCGAGGGTTTCTTCCATTTGACGTCTATACAAAAACCCTAGATGCTCATTAATGTGAGCCATCATGGCACCAAACATGGCCTGAGCGTTTGGATTTTGACCCAAGGTTGCTTTTAATACAGGGTCTTGCATCGCTGTCATATGGACTGCCATGTGCGCTTCATGGTCCTGATACATGAAAGCCTTCACAGGCTTCATATTTAGGACGGCCATGTTTTCTGATACAGGGTCTTGCGGCTTTTCTTCCTTAGCGGCAGGGATAATGTCACCAATATCCTTAATACCTATGACATCCAGCATCCTTGCATGGAGTTTTGGCATGTCATAGATCTGAGGTGCCTGAGCAGATAGTTGTAAAACAGCCTGATACTGGACAATCCGCTGCGCCATCGTCGTCGCATTGGGGTCAGACACGGGGATAACGTCCACCATGTCGTAATCAGCCTGTTTAATCATCCTCCCAAAGGGAGAATCCACGTCATAGTTGTACTCTTCAGGGGCGTAGTCCCGAATAATGGCGGCAAGTAGCTTAAATTCCTGCCGCATGGAGTAATGTAGACGGGCTTGTACCGCCGACATTACCTTTAACGTCCTTTCTAGGACCGCTAAGGTCGTACCAACCGGGGTATTTGCAGACAAATCAGAAATTTGCATGTCTGCCGTAGCAGCAAATCGTCTTCCTTCCTGAACAATCGTCTGTAACAGGGTAAATAAAACCTGACTTGGCTCTTTGTAAGGCAAAGGAAGGATGTTGTCCTTGATCGCTCCTGAAGGAACGTCCACATCGCGGAACTCTCCCGGGCTAATAGGGGTGTCATCACCCTTAACTCGCAGCCCACGGGTCTTTAAACCACCCGGAAGGTTGCTTAACGTACCCGCATCGACCAGTTGTCTGATTAAAGATGTGCCAGATTTAGCAAACGCCCCCACCAAATGGATTAAACCAAACCCATAGAACCCAAATCCGGGGACATAGATGTAGTGAACGAAGTGCTGACGCTTTAATTTCAGCGGATCTTCTTCGTAATAGTTCCTTCGGATGGATAAAACAGTATTACTTTGCTTATCTATGGTCACTACATAGGGCAAAGCAATGCCTGTTGGCTCTCCGTCGTCGTCTGTATCTTCATATCCGGGGAGATCTAGGTCAGCATGAACCTCAAATATCTTGTATCGGTGATCCATTGTGGCCGTCATGCCCATCTCTTCGGCCTTTTTCTTCTCCACATCATCTAAAACATTCTGTGGTTCGGGCAAATCCACGTCCCGGTAGAACCCCGATGCCATCAATTTCTTGACATCGTTCTCTGTTTTCCGCATGACATGGGTCACACGCGGGGAGTTTTCTAACGAACTGATGCCGTAAGGGACAATAATGTCCTCAGCCGGAACAAAAACAGCAACTTGCCGTCCTAATGAAGGATCAAAGTAGATCTTTTTAAAAGCCGACCCAGCTAATGCCAAAGACCACAGCAACTTTTCATGCTCTGGTCTGTACTCAGGCATCTGTTCTGTCAGACGCCAGTTCATATCTTCCTGAACTCTATCCGCAGCCGAAGTCTTTTCAGGCGTTATTTTGCCGACGATTTGAGTTTTAACCGGCCCTGCTGCTGGAAACTGTTCCATGATGGATTCACTTTGGAACCGCACCGCAGCTTCTGAAAGAATGGGATAGAACACACCACAAGCTCCGGGCCAGGGTTCGGTTCTTTCCTCATACTTAAGTCCTAGAAGGTTTAAACCATCTACATAGGTCTTAATCCATTCTTTCCGACTTGTCTCATCTTCCTCAATATCCCGGATCAGGTCAGAGGCTATATGCTGTAGCTCTCTCTCATCCATGTATTCGGCAAGATTATCGTCAAACGCTTCCTCTGGTTCTTCTTTGCCGATTGTCAAAGCAAAGTCTTCGGTCTCAATTGTCACCTCTTCAGGATCTTCAATCTCAATAACCACCGGGGATAGGGCTTTATCCATCATCAGTAATACCCCACCTTTCTTCTAAAATAGACGGGATCGTCGGGTTCATCGGTCTGAAGACGTACAAACCCACCTTTTCTAAACCGAATCAGTGCCTGTGTTGTGGAGTCCGTCAAGTCGTCATTGTCCGAATAAGGAAAACCTGCAATCTCTTCCATCACTTCTTCGGCCCACCGTTTACGGGGTGCCCAGACTTTTCCGGAGGAGAACAGGTCAGAGACAGCGTTTACACGCACCACTTTATCATTTCCCCGTGATGGTGTGAACTCTTGAACAGGAATCCCCATTTGCCTTAGTTCATAAATAAGCGGCGCACCAGCAGCTTTAGCTTCCACCACAAAGGCATCTGGCTCCCAATCCTTCCACATCTCAAAGGCTTTGCGCTTTAAATCAGGAAACTCCAGACGCTCTTTAAACGCATCCAGTAGGATCACATGAGCATCTGGACCCTCATCAGGATGAAACACGCCCCACGTCGTACACGCGGAGAAGTCTGAGCGATTACTCTTTGTAAAAGCCGTATCCCAACTCTGAATGATGAACTCACAAGAAGGCGGCCTGTCACCTTCCCACATCTTCCACCATTCTCTTTTAATGATGGCACCTTCTTCAGAGGTAGGCTTTTGCTGATACTGGGCATTCCACTTGCTAACTGGCAGTTCAGCTTTTAACGCTTCCAGTTCTTCTATAGGCCAGAACTCAGGCCATAACGGATTACCACTAGGCAATAGTGCCGGAAGTTCAATGATTTCCCACTCATTGACTTTCTCATCCTCAATGGATGACTTTAAGATCCTGCCTGTCAAATCTTTGGTGGACCACCTTGTCATCACAATGACAATAGATCCTCCCGGCTGGAGCCTCTGTCTTGGGCCTGACGTGTACCACTCATACACCGAATCAAAAATGCCGGGATCAGTCATGGCTAACTTAGCCTCCTGCTCCGAATGAGGATCATCAATAATAAGAAGATCCGCACCCTTCCCCGTTACAGCACCACCCACCCCAATAGCAAAGTACTCCCCACCATGATTGGTACTCCATCTCCCAGCAGCCTTACTATCTGCCTGTAACCCAACATTAGGGAAGACTTCTTTGTACACATCAGCGCCGACTAGGTTCCTAACCTTCCTACCAAACCCTACCGCTAACTCAGCCGTATGAGAGGTCTGT